CCGGGCGTTGACGCTTAGATGCGCGTAAAGTCTGTTAAGTCACGGTATAGTGTCTATCCGTGACTCGTCGGTAAAGTGCTCAGCAAGGCCGGGCGTTAATCCGACCTTGCCTTTGTTCTGATACCCACGAGAGTTCAGCTGTTCATACAACCCGTCAGGTTGTGACCCGACTAGGCACTGAAAGGTGTGTTCAGAAAAGGGAATCACCCCTAGTCCAATGAAGGCTGATCCGCAGACCAACCCTCACCTCGCAGTGCCATCCTCTCTGAGGATGGGAGGTGTTATCCTCTCATATAAGTTACTTCGACCGTAGGTTTCCTAAGGAAAGTCGGAATTTAATCCAACGTAGGATTGAGATCCGTACGTCTTCCTCAGGGACCTGATGCCGTCGCCAACCCGGCGACTGCACGCTTCCAGTCGAAATCAAATCGTTAGTAGGCTGCATGCTAGCGAGCCACGCAACCACACCATCGATTCCTTCAGGTCCAACACGGAAACCTTTAGAATTAAAGACCTCCACCTCGGCACGTACCTTTTCACATTCGCGAACGAACATGGTCGAGTACATACCGTGGAAGAGTGCCGCTAGGCTTGCCTCAATTCCACTTCTGACTGCATAGCCAGAGTGCAATTGTCCATCAGTTGCCATATTAGACGCCTCTTCGTTCCATCCATCTGCAAGTTCACTTGCATAAGCTTCGATGAAGAAGAATGGAACTTCCGTAGGCATTTTAGGTAATTGGGCTTCTACAAAGTCCCCAAGGGCGCTCATGATATCGAAATATGATAAATGAGGAAGCATGAATGTAAACCATTCGTGCCAGTGCCGACAAGAGTCGCGACACAACCCTGGTTGCAGGAGAAACATCCTAGCGTAACCCGCCCGAGTAAGACCTCGGGATCGAGTGAAACTAGAACCTCTCACCCTATAACCAAAACCTAAGATCCGAAGACCTACTGCTAACCGCGAACCGGCAAACATCCGTAGCACTTGGCCTAGCACGTCGAGAGATTTCCCGACTGCTGATAAGGCGGCTAACGGAACAGGGCTGCAATCCTGTCCGGCGTACACAAATCGCTTAGCAAACTCAAATGAACCATTAGCCGAAACTAACGATTTAGATGGATTCACGGCAACCCCTAGCTCATTCATGATAGCTAGGTAGTGTTCCGCCACTGTCTTGTCCCAGATGATGATATCATCTCCGAGGACCCGATATTTGGTAAACCACACTAACGCTCCGCCACCCGCAGCTCGCCATGAAGCGAACTGCACAATCAGGTGATGAGTAACCGCTAACATCGCCCAGGACGAGTAGGCCCCCATGGGCTGGCCTACAGCGTACCGAACGGTGCTACCTTTCCCCGTATACGACTCTCGAGGTAACATATAGTCCCGCTCCGTGAGGAGACGGGCCCATAAGTCCCCGAAGGTCGGAATCAGGCAATTAAGAATAATCGCCTGAAGGAGAACGGGAAGTCGATCCGTCGCCGCCGAGAGATCAAAGCTACTTACGTAGCCTTGACCGATTTCGGCCATCGCAGTCCGCACGGCCGCACGTTGATCAAACGTACCGTCTTGCGGAAGCGATCTCAGCCAAGCCAGAAGGGCTTGGTGAACCGGATAAAGCATCCATTGTGTGAATGCATCGACTATCGCGAAAACACGAACCTTTCCAGGTTCCTCCTTGGTAGCCAATCGACCAATAGGGAGAGAATCCCCAATGGCATGATCGGCGGAGACCACCCTGTGCTCCTTCCCATTAACTGTTACGATCGACTCGAAAGAGCGAAGAGGTCCAGTTGAGCTGGTTGAGAAAACGAGCTCTCTGCAGGCCCACCGTAACAATTTCATTTGATCAGTTACCCAATCAAAATCTAGCAAGCGCGCAAGCGCCTGCATCGCGATCCAACAAGGGTTTGACATCAGTGAAAATAAAGATGACATCAATTGTCCTTGAGACGACGGAGAAATCTTCTCGTTAGGGAAGAGAATCTTCGCCGCAAGGGCACCCCACGTCACACTGTGGGAGTGAGCACCTTTAGACAGCAAGGGAAGAGGCCACCACTCAAGGCCCTTCAGAGAGACCCCTTTCATCCACATTTTAACAAATCTAGGGACGAAAGCGATCAGATCCGAAGGAAGAGATCCCGTCCAAGCGGAGGTAATTGTACTTGTGGAGAATTTACCCCTAAAGTCTAGGACCCTGTAAAGGCCGAAGACTGAGAGTAAGATTCTCGCAACTACCAGTGACCCGCTGGACAGACTATTCCTCCAAGCAGGAGGAATGATCCGAGGGATTCCGCCTCGTGTTAATGATACACAAGGTCCGAAAGCGGTACGATTATGAAGTCTTTCTCCAGCCATGTATTTCATTAAATACATTGAGCAAGCTTTAAGGTACTGGGATAAACCCCGAGTCCCTTGAGCTCGCCCCATGGAGTAGACACTCCGGAGAAGTGATACGAGCGCTAGTACATCAGAACGAGTAACTTTACCTCGCACCAAAGCCACAACTGCAAGCAGCGGTGACAATAGCGCGTTCGGTGCTTTTACACACCGATTCCAAAGTAAGAGGTGAGTAACAGACTTCAGCATCGAAGCGATTATCAATCGCGAACGCTGCATAAAGAAGTTTGTTACAGTGTTTTGATACACCCTCTTACTCCTTCGGTTCCCACAAACACCCGCAGGTGAGAGTGGCCGCAGGAGCCCTCGAAAGGGTAGGGATGGGTTAAATCCCGTAGGGTTGGATAACTATAATCCACTCTGGGACAAGGACCCCCGCCCGATTTCACAATTCAACAAGAAGGAAAAGTAAGAGAATTGCTACCTTCGAGCTTTGTCCTTGACGCCAAAGCAACTTAGCATCTGCCCATCTACGACTTGTTGGTCACTGTTTTCACACTGGCCGGCAAGGATTAGGGTGTAAGCCTGTCTTACCGTTGGCGCGCGATACGCCGCCAGCACTAGACAGTGCAACGACATGTGGTCTGATCCTCTTATGGATCATAAACTGTTTGCACTCCCTCGGTCTTTCCTCTGATCTTATCAGGGACCTAATAATAAATAAAAGGGTCTTAATAAGAGAACGATTAGGCTGTTGAGGCTGCCTCCACACGTAGACGTAGTCCGATGCTCTGTAGGGGAATCCCCCCAAGATGCCACTCACCACTTCACACACCGCCCCTCTGGGGGATGGTTACCTTAAACGAGGTATAGTGTGATCAGTAATAAGAGACAACTCAAGGAAACTCCCTCCAAGGAGTCTTTCTTAGAGAGTAGCCGTGAGGCT